ACGGATTGGTGGGCGCTTTCGGATCAAACGCTATCGTCAGAACAATCGGCATACAGGCAGGCATTGCGGGACGTGCCACAGGCATTCGACAACCCTGATGATGTCGTTTGGCCGACACCTCCAGAATGACCCGCCTCGCCGCCGCCCTCATAGTCAGCTCGATGCTGGCTTTTTTTATGTCTTCTGCGATGGCGCAAGGCATCCCGACTATTTGCCAGCCTCATAACAAGATCAAAGAGTTCCTGGAAAAAAAGAATTTCGAAGTTTTGATCGCGCAGGGACTGGCTGGCAACACCACGCTCTTTCAGTTGTTCGCCAACAAAAAAGGTCAGTGGACCATTTTGATCCTGAGGCAGCAAATGCAGGGATTAGCCTGCATACAAGGAGCGGGATCTGATTTTGAGTTAACCGGCAACGAGTACCCCGAGATTCCAGAAAAAAAGAAGGGTGATCCGGCGTGAGTATCAAGCCGGAATCCATTGACGCCGCAGCCGGAAGCGGCGGGATTGTGGTATCTCTTTGGAATTTTGTACTTGGCGGCGGGTTCAATACCATACTTGGAACAATTATCGGATTCATGTCCATCGCTGTTTTGGTCCAGAGATGGCGCATTAACCGCCGTGCATTGCGCGATGACAAAGCGCCAGAAAAGTGAACGAGCATGGAAGTCGATATTCGTCTGTGGCTGACCGTGGCCGGTGTTTTTGCATCCGTAGTAGCCGCCGCAGCTATTGCCAGACACCAAATAGGAAATTTAACCGCGCAGCTTAACGAATTGCAAAACGCAATGAAGCAATTCGATCACCGCCTGGATCAAAACGACCAGGAAACATCAAAGTTAAAACACCGAGTTGATATTTTGGCGAACATGTCCAACCCCGACAAACTTGAAGCCAAAGTCCGCGAATTAGCCGCTCTTGGAAAGGACATCGAACACATTAAAGAGAAGTTGTCGAAAGTCAGTTGATTGGCTGGAGATTATAACGACGTAGGCCGCGCTGGCGAGTTTTTAGCAGCGGCTTACATGGAACAAAACGGCTGGCGCACCGTTATGGCGACCACGGAGGGTGTTGACCTGATCGCCATGAAGGACGGGCGCATCAAGCGCGTCCAGGTCAAGGCGACAAAATCTCCGCAGAAAAGCGGACGGTGGTATCAATTCACGGTAAGCCGAGGAAAAATTCGGCGCAAGCTGACCAAAGAAGACTGCGACATCGTTTGCGCGGTAGCGGTTGACATAGGGATTTGCCTGTTCAAACAAGTCCAAGAAATCACGACTCTAACAGTGACAGTTGCGGTTGATGAAATGACGCCGGAGAAGCAAAAGAAGAGTTTCAAGAAGGCGTTTGGAAAATGAGAAACCGCGCAGAAATTGAACTTGTCTATGCGCCGCATGATGAAGTCGAGGATTACATCATCAAGGGTTGGACATTTAGCGGACCCTTGCGCGGACACCACGCACAACACGCATGTCTGGTCTATCGAGAATTGCCAGAGCGAAAAATCAAACGACCAAAACCAATAGTGAAAATGGACAGAGCCCAACTAGCCGACGACTTGAAACTGGATGAGGGCGTCAAGCTGACACCGTACCGCTGCACGGCTGGTGCCTTGACAATCGGAATTGGTAGAAATCTTGACGCCATAGGAATTACTACGGTTGAGGCCATGGACCTCCTTGAAAACGACATCAGCCGCATTGTCGGCGAACTGGATGCGGGATTCCCGTGGTGGAACAAAATGCCTGAACCGGCCCAACGGGGTCTGGCGAATATGGCCTTCAATCTTGGGGTGCCAAGATTGCGGGGATTTTCCCGCATGCTGGCGGCCTTGAAGGATGGTTATTTTGATGCTGCTGCAACGGAAGCCCTGGATAGCCAGTGGGCCGACCAGGTCGGAGAACGAGCAAACAGAATTGCCGCGTTGTTCATGAAGGCGGAAGAATACGCCAATGGCTGACAATGCGGTCAAGGTCGTTGAGACATCCCGCGAATACGAATTGCTGGCCTCTGATCTGGCACCCCCCACCGGAGATGATGCACAAACCTGGTATAACCAGACGGCTGGTCTGCTTGACAAGTTCAGAGTAATTCCCCGGTTGATAATGCTGGCGTACATTTGCGCCTTTTATGAATCCACGATGTGGTTCATGGCGCTGTCAGATCCAACCAACGCACAGGCTGCGTTTATCTCCACCATCGTAGGTGCAGGCGCTGCGTTCTTTGGGTTATATGTCGGGAAAGGTGGTGCGCCAATGCCTAGAGGACGTAAGAAATGATCACCCTTCTCGGCAGCCTTCTTGGGTTTGGAACATCCATAGTCCCTGAAATTTTAGGGTTCTTTAAGCAGGGCCAAGCCAACAAACAAGAATTGGCCATGCTGGAAGCCAGAGCAAAATATGCACAGGCGCTGTCTTCCATGAAGCTGGAAGAACTGGAAGCCAAAGCCGACATTGTTGAAACAGAAAATCTCTATGAGCATGATATAGCTCTGGCCGCACATGGCGGCTGGGTTGTGTCCCTTCAAGCCAGTGTCAGGCCAGTTATCACCTATCTGTTCATGGGAACATTCATCGCCGTAGAAATAGGCTTGGTCTATTCGCTGATTGCAAATCAAGACGTTGATTGGCCGACGGCACTGGAAAGCGCCTTTGGCGAAGAGGAAATGGGGCTGTTGAGTTGTATCATTTCATTCTGGTTCGGCAATCGTGCCATGAGCAGGGCAAGGGCGACGAAGAAATAGCTATTTCAAACGCCGCTTTGCCTTTGCCACAACTGCATCCCTGACGTACCGCGAAATTGAAACGTCACCACGGGCCTTGTCCACCAGTGCGCGGTCTTCATCTGAAAGATACACGTTAATGCGGTGCGGCCACTTATGGCTGCCCACTGGACGGCCAAGTTTTTTTTGATCAGTCATTCCATTGCGCTTCCAAATGGGAACGGTTTTCCAAGGCGCCGGTGCTGCTCTATCAGCAAGTCGCCCTGCATACTTTTCATTTGATCTGGGATCATTGGGCTTACTCCTGATAAGTTTCAAAGTCGACATAGCCGGACAGTAATGCTCGTCGGTCATTAGACTCCATTAACCCCCAGCATTCACGGTTGGTTTCATCAAAATATTCGCCAGCCATTGATCCATCGATGTCCAGCACATCTTGAATACAAGCTAGCGCCTCATCGAAGTCGTCCATTCGGGCTGCGCTGGCTAAGATTTCCTCCATAGGGCGAGGGCGCTCCCAGTTGGCTTCCCAGCCATTTCCACTGGCTTGGATAATGTCGCATTCGGCACACGCGATAAGGTCGATGGTGGCGTTTTGCTTAACGGTGTCATAAAAGCCTCCGCTGAGCTTGCCTATAGCGTGAAGGATATCGGCCAGCAAGGCGTCTAGGTCGTGGTCGGTCACTTTAGCCAGCTGCGGAAACCACTGCCGGACGTGAGCTTCATTACGGAGAAACGTGTCGCCATAAATGATCCCAGAACTGGTCAATTTATAAGATGTATTAGTCATTTGCTTCTCCTGTTTGGTTTTTTCACCCCAAATGCCCCGCTCTAAAATCGGGGCAAGAGGGCCGCTCAGGCCGATGTGGTGGGGCTATAAGCGCTCCCCGTAGCGTTTGTCCCAAAGGTAGTCCTTGTATTCCCGCGGATGCCACAACTTCTTGGGGAGATGCTCATACTCAGGTCGGTTGTGGGCCAAGCATACTCGATCACCGCGATGCTCCTCGTCGCGCCCGCCCCACTCATCGCCGCAAAGCGGGCATGTGTAGCGGTAAGAACCAAACACGGCCTTGTTGGCCATGCCGTTCCAAACTCTTCTAGGTTTCGTCATTTGTTTTTCTCCTGTTTTTAATATACCTATTATATGGGTGCATATAATGTTTTTACAAGGGCTTTTTTCACACCCATTTAAGTTTTTTTAAAAATGGCTTAAAAGGAGAAGGAGAGCAACCGGCAAGTAGAACAAAAAGGGGCAATAGACACGCCATGTGCGCCTATTGCCCCGTAAGTTGTTGATTTAAAATGACCGCACAATATCAATCATTTTGTGAGTCATATATAAATCAATGAGTTATGGCTTAATTAGCCGAATATT